GCCAGTGCAGGTTGCCGCCGCGTCAGCAATTAATGCTTTTGTCATAGTCTTATCTTTGACTTCACCGTTCTCATCAATCATATCACATTCAGCAAGTGTTGCGGTAAGTGTACCGACAGAATCGAAAGTATCAATAATTGCAAGTGTAAAAATAGAAGTAAGTAGCGGCACAACACCAGCAGATAGTAAACCAGTAAAAGATAGTTTAAAGAATACTGGCGCTACACTTATACTGGCAAGAGAAGTAATATTAACATTTGTTACTCCCATTGGAATACCAATTAGTGTCGCGGCGATAATACCGATAAGAATTGCGCCTTTTACTTTGAAAATCATTAGTAGTGCTGTAATTGCTAGACCGATAATAGCTAGCAGACCAGGACCAGAAGTAATTAGACCAAGGTCTAGGATGCCATTGGCAGTCTGAATAATACCGGCATTAAAGAAAGCAATTAAAGTAACAAATAAGCCGATACCAACACTAATTGCGCGTTTTAGCGCGGCTGGAATAACATCAATGATTTTGTTACGAAGTGGCGAAAGCATAATGCCAAGGAATACAAGGCCGCTAATAAATGTAATACCAAGGCATTGCTGCCAAGTATAGCCCATTTTTAAACATAGCGTATAAGCGAAAAACGCATTAACGCCCAATCCGGTGCTTTGTCCAATTGGCGCGTTGGCAATAAAGCCGGTTAATAGCGTGCCAATTGCAGAAGCTAGTGCTGTTGCAACTACCAGTGCAGTATAATCCATACCAGTTGCTCCAAGAATAGATGGATTAACAACTAGAATGTATGCCATCGTAAGGAAGGTAACGAGTCCACCAATTACTTCGCGGCCAATAGTTGAACCGCGCTCGGTAATATGGAAATGTGAATCAAGAAAGTTTCTCATCTTTTTTCTCCTTTAAAATAAGATTTAAAATAATACCAACAAGCATTGCAAGTGCAGTGGTTCCAATGCTTACAATACCAAAATTACAAACCGCACCGGAAACGCCAAGAGTTAAAACAGAAGCAATGATTGTGACATTCTTATTATTATTTAGGTCAATATTATTATCCTTAATGGTACGAATACCGGACAAAGTAATATATCCATAAAGAACCGCGGCACAGCCGCCGAAAATTGAGCTTGGAATACTTACTAAGAAGGCTTGAAGTGGTCCAAAGAATGCAGCAACGCCCATAATAACGGCGGCGAGACTAATTACATAGCGAGAGCAAATCTTGCTAAAACCAGTGGTTCCAACACTTTCGCCATAGCTTGTATTGGGTAGTCCGCCAATAACACACCCGGCTGCGGTAGCAATACCATCGCCAATTAGAGTCTTGCCAAGTCCAGGATTCTGCGTTAGGTCTATGCCAATAACAGCGCTTAAAGCCTTATGGTCACTGGTGTGTTCCGCGATTGTAACTAATGATAGTGGTAAGAATAACATTAGAATCTGGGGTAGTAGTGTCCAATCAAACGCGGCAAAATGCATAAAAGCAAAATCGGGGATTTGAATTAGCTTTACATTATTAAATACGGAGAAATCAATAATTGGTACGCCACAAGCAGTTAATACCGCGGCGAAAGCATATACAATTAAAATAGAAAATAGGAATGGTAGATTTTTAATAAATCCCTTACCATAGTGCGAAATTAACGCGGTAATTGCTAATGTTAGCATACCAAGTCCAACGCCAAGTAAACTATATTCACCATTAATTTGGAAGTAAGTTGGAATAAATGTAGCAAGATTTAGACCAATAACTGCAACGATTGGGCCAATAACAACGGGCGGCAAAACTTTATTCATCCAATTGGTGCCGCATTTATTGATAATTGCACCAATAGCGCAATAAACAATACATACAATGGCGCCGCCAATTGCTACTGCGGTATAATTTGGAGTCGCGCCTAATGCAAGTCCGCCAATTACCGCGGCAACAAATGCGCCAGAAGAACTAATAAACATGGGGCTTTGACCACGTGTACATAGCTGATAGATAAGAGTGCCAATACAGGCGCCAAGCATTGCGGGCGCGATAGGTAGGCCGCAAATTTGAGGAATAAGAATTGTTGCGACAAAGCAAGCAACAACTTGCTGTAATGCCGCCACAATTAAGCGTTTTATTGGTAGTTTATCATTAATATTATATAACATATTACTTTCCATTTTTTACTCCTTCAATATATTTTTCAATATATTCAATAAATTCTTTATCTTCCATATAGAAACAATCTTTTGTTGCAAAAATATTAGACATAAGTTGAGCCAGCCGCCAATCTGGGACATTGCTCCAAGCCGCGGCTAGCATATCACAAATTTTGTTAATACGATGTGAGTCTCTCATATTATCTCCATTCTGAATTTAATTCTTCATTGTTTTTAACGCTATATTGTTTTTGAAGAATTGGTAGTATTTCATCAAATGAATTATGTAAAGTATGGTCTGCTGTTGCATATAAAATCATGCCATATAACATCTAATTAATGGAAAAGCTACGACGCCAATCTTTTTCATTAAGATGGTTTGTGCGAATATCAAAATAATGAGCATAATTTTTTTTGGTAAGAATACGATAAATTTCTTCCCATACTTTATTGTGCATTTCATTAACTAATTCTAGACAATGCTCTTTATTTCCTTCATCAAATTCTTGGCGATGTTCTTCTATAAAAGCTTCTTCTAAATCGAGCAATTTATCTGCCATATATTTCCATCCATACAATACGCCCATCTCACACATAGTACCAATGGCGCTCTGCTCTGGACATAAAACAGTATAATCACTATTCCAAAGACGTTCAATATCCGCTTCGCAGATTTTTTCCGCCAAGTGATTATTTTCTTCTTCTGTCATACTAGACTTATCATTAATGGATTTATTCTAAACCGGGCTATATACTTCACCTGGTATTCCCGCGGCTTTGAATTTATCATATTCTTCTTGGCGTGCGAGATTAGAGCCATGTGTCATAATATCGCCGCCTAAGTATCCAAGTGGTTCTTTATTCATTTTTATTCTCCTTATGTGTCAAATCCCAAAGAATATCATACATTTCTTGTTTAAATCCTTCTGGCTGTTGCTCTAATGGTAACATCCACCATGCTAATCCAGCATCAGGATGACGATTGAAATATTCATCTATCATCTCATCATAAATTGTATGTTCGGACATATTTTTCCTCCTAACTTTTTCTTTATTATAACATAGATTTTGGAAAAAGTCAAATAAAAAAAGTGAGGCACAAATTGTGCCTCATTAATTATATACCTAAATTTTCTAAACTTTGGAGAATATCGAGCATTCCTGCCATAAAAAGAAAATGAATTGTAACATTTTCTTGTGCATAACTAGAAATTGCATTCCATCGCTCTGTAGGAGTGGGTAAATCTTCTACTTCTTTTAACATGCTTTCCGACATTGGATTGTTTAAGTATAAACTATTTTGGGCTTCGGAGGGCTCAAAAACATCTCCATTTAAATCGGCCTGAATTTTTTTTAACTGATCAATAACGTTGAATAATATATAAGATTGTGGCATATAAATATTATTTAAATATAATATATGAACACTACCACCGGTAGGAAGTTCTTTAGCGTTAGAAAGTTGAAATTCACTTACTAATCTATTAATAAAATTTTCACAGTTGGCAAAGCCATCATCAAAAAGCATCATTGCTGCTCCACCTATTAATAAACTTTTTAAATCATCTAAAAGGCCAGTATCGCCAATTAAAGATTCACTAAAACAGTTTAATAAGGCATCAATTATTAATTCAGTATCTGGTAATGTGATTCCGCCTAATTCTAACATCTAAGCAATCTACGGAATAGCATCTACTACTTTTCCGCTTCCACCCAATGAACCCGCGTGAAATCCTTGATTATTATCATAGAATTTGTATTCTTTAACAGAAATTGCGCCATCTAATTGTCCAGAAAAATATTCTTCAATTTTATCGTGTAAATTCTCATCTGCTTGGACCAACATAGCTTTTTTTGACGCTAAACTTGCTGACAAAACATTACGATAGGCTTCTGCTGCGAGTGATACACTAGTTGCTCCACCAGCAGTTGCTTTATAAGCTTCTAAGAATAGTCTTCCTCGTTCTTCTGCGTATGTTTCTATCCAATATGGCATATTAGTAAAATATTTTAATAACTATGTATCTTCTAGTGGCTATAAAGATACTCCAAAAGCTAAATCATGTTTATATTGAATAGATTTTCCTGGAATAAATATATCTGTAATATGATTTTGTAGAAAATTATGAAATTCAGGGCTACTTAGTATTTCTGCCGCGGAATTATCTGATAAATTTGTTACCTTGAGTCTTGAAGAAAGTGAATTAATTAATGCCTGCTATACTGTAGCCGGAGTTGAAGATGAAATATATGTAGAAATAATTTTATTAACTGCTATTTCACGCTCTTCTTTTTTAGAATATGTTTTATTATCTATTTTTTTAATAATTCTATTTATCTCTTTTGTCAATTGATGACGAGTCTAAGTTAATTTTAATTCTGCTCGTTCAATCGCGCCATTCGTTTTTTTATTATTTTTATTTTTTAGGGCTTTTTGATCGTTAGAAAAAAGTTTTTTAATCTATTTTTTTTCTGTTTGATTCGCTCCGATTGTATTGAGTAACTCATCTAAGGATTCTGGAGTCTCTTCTAAACGTTTAGCAATGCCTCGACCGTCTTTTAAGCTATTATCTAAAATTTGCTGAATTACACTATTCTATGAATCCATAACTTTATTGGCCATACTATTCGCTGCGCGTTCTATTAACTAATCTAATTGCGCAGTACCATTAAGATTATTTATTAATTGTTTAACATTAATTTGTTTTAAATTCCATTTGACATTCTAAGCTTCCTATCTTACTGCTTCTACACATAGGTTCTGAATAGTAGTTAATAAGGCTGATTCAGGAATACCTAAATTAGTGCAGGCATTAGTAATCTATGTTAAAATTTTTTTATTATATGCTATATTAGATATAACTTTATTTACTAGTGCAGTAAACTATTCATTTAATGTTTTTGCATAACTGCTATTAACTCTTTTCTACATTTCTTCAATATATTTTTGATATGCTACTACATAGCCACGTTTTATATATTCATCTTCATTAGTGACAATATCAATAGTATCATCTTTATTTTTAGCATTAACCTTCAGTCGTTTATATGTCCGTTCTTCTTGTTGACTAAATTTTTTCATTTCCTATTCAATTTGTTGTATATTATTAATATTTGTTTTAATTGTTTTACGTAAAAATTCAATATTACTATTAGCCAAATTTAATTCTTTAATAAAAGCTAAATAGTTAAAACTACCATCAGTATTTTTAAATTTATTTTCATCAAATCCATTTCTAGCAATTGATTGTAAATATTTTTTTTCTTGACTTTGTTCCTTTTCTGCTAATTTAGTCAGCATTGTAATATAATTAGAAATATATTGTAAGGACTATTGTCGTTTTTGTTCTTCTTCTTGTTTAATTGATAAAGAGCCAAATACATTTGACATATGAATACTTAATCCCCCGAGTGAACCTTTTGCATTTTTAAGAGATTGAAAAAATATATATCTACTAGGAAAAGTAGGGGCCCAAGTATTTGATATTGATTTTTTTTTAGATTTAGCCATTTTTTATCACCAACTTAATCTAACAAATCCGCCATAGCCGCAACATTACTTCTTTCAGTCTTTAATAACTTCACCATTCCAAATAATGATTTTCCATACAATCTTTCAATCATCTTTGGGATACCACTCATTTTTTCATCATAATAATCACATTGCTTTACATCTGCGCAGAAAATAATTTCACTACCTTCTGCAACACGCCCAAGTAATAATTGAATATTAGATGTTAATAAGTTCTCCGCTTCATCGACCACAATGCAACAATTCTTTAAGTCGCGGCCGCGAAGAGAAGATAAGTGCGCTGGTTCAATTTGTCCATTATCTAAATATTCTTCAAATTTTTCAATACCAATCATATCCTCAATTTGCATTAGCCAAGGATATAATTTGGAAACCGTATCTCCGGGTAATGTTCCTAATTTTCCCGCGCCTTTGACTTCTAGATTATTTTTGACAAAGACAATCTTATCAAAACGTCCAGTCTGCATTTCATGTAGTGCATAATTTAATGCAAGGAAACTTTTGCCTGTACCAAACTTAGCAAGACATAATTTAATAGGAACATCTTTATTCTGTAATAAGTCCATATACATTTTTTGTTCAATATTACGTGGCTTGATGCGTTCACCAAGTACTGATGTAAATTCTTTATAAGCCAGCGGCCTATATTTTGTACCATTCCAAAACATAACATCTTTTAATTCATCATTATCATTATATATCATAATAAATTCATTGTTTTTACAATTAAAAACGTTATTATTAGGATTTGTATAAATTTCACTTAATGTATCCATGTCTGGATAGCAGCGACGCCAACCGCAATATTGTTCTGTTAATTCTTTATCTTTAGGCACATAGTAAGTGCTCGTTATTTCCTTAATTTGTTTTGCGAATAGAAATAATGCACCATCAGAAGTAATAAAATGGACTGGTTGCCGCATTTTTTTACTTAATAAAATAGCTTCGCTTAAAATGCGATGGTCGTTTATATCTGTTAAAAAAGGATATTTTTTAATTTCTTTTAGAATATCCTTTTGTGCAAAACAAGTAAATGAGTATTCATTATTTTGGATAATTTCGCGCACAGCCTGTCGCGCGAAAAATTTAGTATTATCGTCTTTATTTTTATCTGTTTTAATATTTTCTAATTCACTAATTACAATTGGACTTATATAAATATTGAAAAAGCTATCCAAACCGCCGGAGAGGATAGCCGATGTATCTAAAAAGTTAATCATTATTCTTCACTTCCAATAATTTCATCAATTAAATTTAATTCTTTCATTTCTTTCGCGGAAATAAACCATTGATGTCTAGTTTTTGACTCATATAATTCTGCGGTTATATTTGTATTTTTAATAATAAAATCTTTAATATCATTATCAACTTTATCATTAAATGCCATAAAATCTTGCGCGGTTTTTGATTCGCTAGATTCCATAGTAATATAACCATCATGTACTAAAGCATAGGTGCTTGGATAGCACATACGATGCACGTTGTCATTCTTTCCGCCCGCGGCTAAAATTACTGCGGACATAGAAGCAGCATACCCAAGAACAATTATATTTAATTGTTTCTTATACTGCGCAATGTAATGTGCTAGAAAGAAACCATCTGCAACAGAGCCACCAGGAGAGTTAAGAATAAGTGTCACTGGCTCAACAGATGTATCGTTTTCAAACTCTTTTAGAGGTAGATAGATTTTTTCTACTATATCCTCATCAATATAAGTATTAAAAAGTATGGTGCGATTATCTAATAATTGATGAAAATATTGATAATCTTTTGCGTTAAAACCAACCTGCTCTAAAAGAGTGGAAATATCAAAATCTAAAGCCATAAAAACCTCCTCGTTGTTCGAGGAACAACATTAATTTAAAATTTTTTCAAGAGTGCAATCTTTCGGAGAAATGTCTTCCATTCTAATTGATTTTAAAACTGGATGACGAATTGAAATATTTTCGCGCGCTGTAGAAACCATCATTCCATTAATACTTACGGGACACATATAATAATCATCAAAATGGTCACGTAGTTCGTTTTTGAACTCTTCAGTTAATCCTGCGACTTTACATAATTCAATTTTATTTCCTTCTCCATCAAAAACACCCACAGTAATACTGGCTGGCCAATTATAATAATAATTTTTTGAGATTGGAATATAGGGACCGCCAAGATGGTAATCACCATAATATTCGCCGCAAAGCTTTTCGCCAGTGCGTGTGTTCTCCCAAAATTGCCAATGACCAATATCGCCGCCATTATAATTTTTTTCGCATGGCACGGTATTTAAAATAAAGCAATCAATATCGGACGAAATCTCTTGCTTAACTTTAACACTGTCCCAAGCGTGTGGGCCCCTTTTGCCGGCTTCATAATGCGCATTACGTTTATAACATACTGCACCTTCTCCTCCCGCGGCAAAAATTTTACCCATTTTATCAAAGAAAGTATCATCCATTGGATAATATTCTACGCCTTCAACCAATGGAGAATTAATTTTATTTACTACTTGTGGAATATATTTAATACGTTCTTCAAAATCTGTATCCATTAGATTTTGGCCATCAATATAAATTACATCAAAGATACGCCATCTTAATGGATTATTTTTTTGACGCTCGCGTGCTTTTGGCGTTAGGCACCTAAGCACACTACCAATATCTTTATCTATATCACCATCACGATATACTTCACCAAGAATTACAGTATCTCCATCTTGGAAAGCATTTACAACAGCGTCCCAAAAAAATACTTTATCTTGGATTTCGCCGTAAGTTCCAGTATTTTTAGAAATACCGCGTGTTTGAAGTGCTTTGCGCTCCGCAGTAAGAACCGCGCGACTCCAATTTCCATCGTACTTTTGACCAAAAAGATAATCTCCGCTTTCACTTAAACGTTCAAGTTTCATGCGTTTATCTTGTGGTGAAACGGTACTTTGGATTGACCAGTACTTCATGGGTTCCATAGTAAATAAATCCATAATTACTCCTTCATTAAATCTTCAATAATTACATCAACTGAATCTTCAAGGGCTTCAAGCCCATCACGATTTTCAATAATATAATCAAATGCAAATTTATCTAATTGTGTTTCACTGATATGACGCAGTTGCTCTGCTGTCATATTAGGATTAACATAAGCAGTTCCATCTGGATTATAGCGCTCAATACGAATTGCACATACATCACTGTTATAATGGCATACACGCTCATATTCATTAATGAAACGCCAATCGGGAATTAATGCAACATCAAAATCATCTTTTGATGCATCAATAAATTTTGCTACAATATTAGCCCAATAATCTGGCTCATATGCGCGCATCATTTCGGTGCCAATTGTTTGCAATAGTTTACGGCCGGCTTCATCCTTTTCGCCGTCCCACTTATAATAAATGAGGGCGTAAAATTTTACTAAATCAGCGAAATGAATAGTTAGTACCTGATTATTTCGTGCTTCTAATTTTTGAGCAAAGGCGTTTGCTACGGCATCTTTTCCAGAGCCGCTTTTACCGCTTATCATTATCACTTTCATTCATTATCTACCTCATACGCATATTAAAATAGAAACGAACAAACTCTTGTTCATTTTCGGGGCAAGCGTTTGTATAATTATTAAGTAGTTCTGCCATTTTTGTTGGGTTTAACTAACTGGCGATATTAAAAATCATTTCCGCGCCCGCTTTTGTTGTATCTGAAATATCGGTAAAAATTTCAACCATGTTCATTCTCCTTCATTACCTTAGAAAGTGCGTCAAAAAATGATTGAACTTCTTCTTGCGTTTTTAAAGTAATTTTTCTAATCGCGCGACCGCGTTGCCGTTCATCATTATCTGGCATGTTGAAGATATAATATTGTTCTTCATCTTCTTCTGGAATAATACGAGAACATAAATGCTTTCCGGTCTTTTTACTCAATACTTTTACTATGGTATTATTTTTTAGATGAGATATTTCTACTTCACGACATTCTGGTTTTATTTCAGCCATGAAACCGACATATTCATCACGTCCTACTCGATAAATTTCGTTATCCATATTAACCTCTATATTCTTGTTTTAATGCTTCTGATTGCGCCTGGGCTAGGTCATCGCAGCATTCATTCCAATAGTTACCTGCATGGCCAGTTACTTTTCTAAAATCATACCAAAAATTATCAAAATAAGGCACAATTTGATACCATAAATCTTGATTGGCAACTGGCTCTCCTTTTGAATTGACCCATCCGTTTACCATCCATCCATGATACCATTCTTGTCTATAACAGTTAATGGCGTAAGCAGAGTCACTATAAATAATAATTTTTTCATTGGTGCGGCGGGGAGCGG